TTCAAGGTCATGCTAGACAATTGGACCTCTATCAAGGGGAAGTCAAAGGACAAGAATGTCTCCGTAGTGATGAGTCATGGACGTCGCTCTGGAGACCCCTGGACTTCCGTTTTTAACTCCTTCCTCAACTGGCTCATAACCAGGTTTTGTACCCAGCTAGAAGAAGAAGAAATTTTGCTCATGGTCATGGGCGATGATAACCTCTATGGTACCGATAGAGAGTTAAGGCTGGAGGCAATTGAGAACAGGTACAAGGGGCTGGGAATGAAGTGTGAGGTCGTTCTTCGTGATTGCATACTTGATGCGACCTTCTGTTCTGGGAGGTTCTGGCTGGTGGATGGCAGACTGATTTGGGGGTCTCTCCCCTTCAGGGCTCTATCTAAGTTTGGCCTGAACCATCACAGGCACACTCCCAAGCTCTTTAAGAGGCTTCTGTACGGCAATGCCATGAGTATGCTCCCTATAGCAGGACACGTTCCTGTTTTTGGAGCCTTTTTGCGGGCCATTGCAGATTCAGGGGAAGAGAATGGGTACAAACCGTACTATGATAACCGCGGTCTAAACCCTGACAGAATTATGGGAGGTGTAGCTCTGTATCCATCAAGCGACACCTATGAACAATTCTGTCAGTTATATAATGTTGATTTGTTGACTGTATTGAATCTTGAAGAGTTCATTGAGTTCAACATTTGTTTAGACAATGCTCCCTGGTGCTTCTCTGACAGAGAATGGTTGGACTGGTTTCAGATTGATGTAGGGTGTGAGAATGTTGATTACACAACCCACCAATACATTGACCCAGAAGGAATCTACCACCTGATCACGGAAGAAGTTCCACTATTGGAAGAGAAGGAGAAATTGCAGGGTGTCAATTCGATCGAGCAGGCAATCAGTGCTGGATGGAAGTATGGCGAGGAAGAAAATGTTGAAAATGAAACACAAGGGCATGAATTTCTCCACGCTTTCTTTAGCGCGGTTTCCTTTATCCATTTCCCTTGGGGCGTTGCGCTTCACAGGGCCTACAATAGGTTCGCAATCAAATATGATCGCGAACCTTGCGCCAAGAAGAAGAAAAAGAAGAAGAAGCAGGCCCCTAGGGCGCCCCCTAGACAAAAACGTGGTGCCATGTCTATTAAGGCATATGCCGACATGATCTCGGACCCATGCAACGCCACATTGTTGCCCGGGATCAACGGCACAGAGGAAGGAATTCTGTCACGTTTGAAGTCCACTCATTCTTTATCCTCCACGGATAACGGATACGTCTTGTGGTGTCCGACTTATTTTGGGGACGAGAATGAGGGGAAGGGCTCAATCTTCTTCTTTAGAGACCAAGGAACGACTACTTCTCCATTGAACACAGTGGCTGATCCCCTGGGCAGTTTTTCAACAACTAGTACTGTAGGAAATCTATCTCAGGCTGGCGCTGCTCAGTTCTGCGCCAGTGCCACTGTCGCTGATGCTCGTGTGGTATCAGCTTGTATTAGAATGAGATATACTGGGAAGGTCGTTGATGCAGCTGGAGAGATCGCCTACATTGAAAACCTCTCCACCAAGGCCTTATTGGAGGGTAACGGTGGGTTTCCAGTAAGCGTGGATTCGCTGTTCAACTTATCCACTAAAGTAACACGCCTTGGTCTAGATGTTTGTGAGGTTTCATATAGGCCAGACCCAGAACTTGCCGACTTCTTTAAGACAACCAATGATAATGCCATAACAGAAGGCAAGGCTGGAGTGGAGGAGACCGTTATGTCCTCAGAAGCCCTCCGGTTTGGACCAACCTGGGTTGGCTTTGCTTGGAGAGGCGTTGGCTTACAAACCCTGGCTATAGATGCCATTCAGAATGTTGAGTGGCGTCCGGAAGTAAGCGTCGGTTTCGTGGCTGTTCCACCAAGAACGGTTCATGAGACAAGTATGATAGGGAAAGCAACTAGGTGGCTTGATCGCAATTATCCAGGGTGGTCGGTCACACTTGGCGCTGCAACCAAGAAGGGCATAAACATGGCAGCCAGGTCGGTTTATGCATACGGGGCAAACCGTTTAGGATTGGGTCCCGTAGGCGGTAACATGATCACCTATTGATGATCATCCGCCTTACCAGGCCTCCAAGTCCAGTTGAAGACTGGCGCCTTTCTGAGTCAAAAAGCAGGTAACAAATCACTTGCCTGCTGGTGCTTTCCAACCACCGGCAGTACGAAGACTATCTTCGAGGAGTCCGCTTGAGACTATCAAGCATGGTGTCCGAATCTCAGTTAAAGACTGAAACCATACACGGAAGCAAAGAAACCAGGCGGCTGAGGAATTAGCCACCGCTGATGGGCAGTAAAACCCAAGC